CAGGGCCAGCAGGGCCAGCAGGGCCTTCTGCTGCGGTGGATGCCCACTGCGGGGCCGGGGGCGCTTCACCCGTCGGCATCTGCTTCACCAAATCAACGTCCTTGCCAGGTGCCACGTAGACGTACCCGCCGGGGTACGGCACACAGTGCCCGTTTTCGTCGAAAAGCTCAGCATCCACCATGTAGCCCCACGTCTCAGGCTGCCAACCCTCCTGAGGGGCCAACAGCCGCACACCCTCAACCCCGCCACGGGGAGAGTCACGCAGCACACCGTTCACCAGGTACCCTATCCGCTGCGACGGCGCATAGAGCGCGTCACCTCCGATAGCCTGTGATGTTGGAGTGAAAATTACCCTGCCGCTGAGTGGCACAGGTTTACCATCGCGGGCCTGATGCGTATTGAATTTAGCGCGCACCTCGCCGTAGCGCGGCTCCTTATCCTCACTACCCATTGCCTCTCCTATCTTCTTATCCCCGTGCAGCAAGAGCAGATTCCAGGGCTGCTATGCGCTTCTCTAGTGGCAGCACTCCACGTATCCAGGCCTTCACGCGATTTTCTACGAATTCACGCGGCGGCATGTCGTATGGATTCTCTTCCGGCGCCTCTTCGTTTCCGGCGCCGATTGAGAATTTACGATCAGTCACGTAGAGGTGCCCCACGCTGATACTGTCAGCTTTATCGAATACGGCCTCAATATTCTGCGGTGTCACCCCATGCACAATATGCCAGAACCGCCATGATGGCACCCCGTCATAGTGCGCAGGATGTATCTCCGTCTTCGACCTATCTAGGTATTTCTGTGCATCTGACTCGTAGGTGACTGCGATGTCGCAGGCCTCCATCATTTCCAGGCGTGTATTCGAGCCTGGATTAATCGTCACCAGAGTATCCGGCCCCAGCTCACGCTTGATGCGCTCATACAGCCGCTTGTACCACGGCATGATCTTTTTCTGCTGCTCGTCCCATGCATTGATACACACGTCCAGGAATGCCCCCCCGAAAATATCGGGGTAGTCTTCCTTGCAGGCGTGTAGATTCTGCATGATGTAATCCTCAGTGAATTTAGTGACGCCCTCCATGCCGATTCCCAGCGTGGAGCGCACACGCTCCCTGTACGCATCATCCGCTTCTGGGGCCATAGCCCCATACTGCGTTTTCACATAGAAAAGCGTCTTTTTCGCACCCGCAGCGAGCGCTAAGCTGCCCTGCTTTTGAAAATCAGGGTCAGGGCGCTTGCTGAGCCAGTCACCAGAGGCCCGGTTGAGGATTACTAGGCCTAGCGTGTTGCCGAATTCCAGGAATTTATTCCATTTGCTGGATTCGCCGTTGTAGTAGTCAGGCCATGTGTAGGTGATGGGTGAGTAGTAGTGCTCGCCGGGTTTGAATCCCCAGTGCTGGCCGATGGTGATAGCTGCCTGCACCGTGGATTCTATCTTTTTCTCTATCTGTGTGAGTTTTTCCTGCACGAGCGGGGCGACGATGGACTCTAGCACCCCTGCCTCTACCGCTGTTTTCTTGTCACGTAGGAAGGTGGATATGAATTCCCCGTTTACTTCGACACGGACGTTTTCGCGGCGTTCTTCCCCCACGAAGAGGGCTTGCCCGGTGGCGTGCCCTTGAGCTTGGCACATTTCGACCCGTAGATTACTAATCCAGGTCTCCACGTGGAAGCCGTAGGCGGCTCCCTTGGCGGTGCCGCGCGCTGATTCAGCTCTGCAGGCTAGCACGAGTGAGTCTTTCGCGTCGTTGCAGACGTAAAAGTCTGCTGCTTCCTGCGGGCGGGCGGCCCCTGTCTTCGCGGTGTCAGCGTAGGATGATGATTCGCCGATGCAGCCGATCAGCTGGTTTTTTCCCCACTGCAGCATCCACCCATGACCGCCGTTTTCTTGTGCCGTGCAGCCAATAAAAATGTTTTTAGTGGATTTCACAAACCAACCCGCACCAGAATGCATCCACTCGCGGTTTCGGGTCGCGCCCGCAGTCTTCTCAGCACCCATCTGCACATATTCCCCAGCGAGCGCGCCTGCTTGGTTGAGTGTTGGGGTGGGTAGGCCGTAGAGGTCTTGCCAGGGGCGGGTGCGGCGGTTGTACCAGCTGGTGGATTCTACGAATTTGCACTGTGATGTGTAGATTTCTATGCCTGCGTGCGGGCCGCCGTTGATGTTGGCGCCTGATACGTCGGCCATTATGAATTTATTATCTGCGGCGCCTGGCCCGCCGGGTACTTTTGCGATTCGCTCAGGGTGGTTGTCCGGTTTTCCGACGATTAGGCCTTGGCGGAGGGTACGGCGGATGCGGAGGTTGTGCACTTTCATGGCCTGATCGTCGTTGCCGATGATTGCGGCGCCTATGTCCATATCCCATATTTCTACGTCGGAGAGTGTGGGCACGGCGTCTGGGTCTGCGGGCGCACCCCCTAAATCGGTGTTGTACACGATTCCGGCGACATTGGGGGCGGGGTCTTGGTGCTGATTGTCGGCGGTGCGGGCCATTATCATAAGGTCTCGCACGCCGAAACGTAAGCATGTGGGGTCTTGTAGCCGCTCTTCGTAGGTTCCCGTGTGGAAAACGCCGGTGAGTTCCGGCGCTGGCTTTGTGGCGTCCACGAATAGACGTGTTCCTGCGCCGTCGCCTTGGATTTGGACGAAGCCTTTCAACTGCAGGAACGGATATGACAGCTTGTATGTTCCTGCTGGGATGCGTACCCGCCCGCCTGTGCCTGGGGTGGCGGTGGAGGCTGCTTTGTCGATTGCTGCCTGGATTGCTGCGGTGGAGTCGATCATGCCGTATGGGTCTGCACCGAAATCAGGGCTTGTTACGTCAAGTGCCGCGCCGTGCTGGACAGCGAGCGCGGCGGTGAGGCCGTTTCCTGTGAGGCGGTTTTGTGTGAGTGTGGGTACTGTGAGCGGCATTTCTTCCCCCTTTTTGTCTTATGGCTGTGTGATTGTGGCGGTTCCGTCGCCGTTGTCTGTGATGGTGATTGCTGGGGCTGCGGGCTGGCCTGTGGGTGGGGTTTTTTCGAGTGTGGTTAGCCGCTGGGATACGGTGGCTATTTTTTGGTCTAGGGGGTTGGTGCGGGCTTCGATTTCTTCTATTACGCCCTGTTTGGGGCTTCCGTAGAGCTTTCCTGCGGTGTCCACGGCGGCTACTTTTGCTAGGTCAGCCATTTGTGTTTTCTCCTATGGTTATGGTGGCGGTTCCGTCGCCGGTTTCTTTGATTTTTAGGAGCTGCAGGGCTTCTTCGCGGGTTAGCCCGGTTTTGTCTGTGGTGGGCGGGGCGGGGGGTGCTGCACCGTATTTCCAGGTATTGCGTGAAAATGTTTCGGTGGTTTGAGGGTCGCCGTTTTGGGCGTTTAGGGTGGGGGTTTCGTCTAGGATGATGTTTTGGCCGGGGGTGGCGGTGAAAGTCTTGATGGGGTGCACGGCTGGGGTTATGGGGGTGTTGGGTACAGCGGCGTATGTGGCGGGGGCTGCGGTTGGGGTGGGGATGCGCACTCCGTCTGTTTCGCCTTTGGTGTCGCTGTAGAGGCGGCCTGCTATGAGGTGCCCGGTGATTTCAGGGGCATTGGGGGTTTCAGCTGTGAGGGCGGGGATGAATGTTATTGTGCCGTCGCCTTTTACCCCTGTGGGTGCGACGGCGACGTATGCCCACCGCTGCTCTTCATTCTCCGGCGCCATTGTCGATTACCTCTGCGTCTACTTTCATGGGGGCGGGGGGCTGCGGGGTCGCGGGGGTGTTCATGATTTCGTGGTTGAGTAGCGCGTCTCGGAGGTCTGCGTTTTCAGCAGCGAGTACTTCACATTTGATTTCTAGCTGTTCGCGGGTTAGCTTCTGGTTTTTCACGTGGTTTACCTTTCTGCGGCTTAGTTGCGGTTGAGGGGGTGGAATAGCAGCTCTACCCATATGTCGCTTGCGGGTGAGGTGTCCAGGTTATGCAGGAAAAGGCTGCACGATGAAGATGTGCGGTTACGGATATTTGCGGTTACCGCAAAATTTGTTATCGGCTGCGCGGTGATGAATGGGATTTGCCCTTGGTCTGTGAAATTGATTTTGATTTCTGTCCAGCCGCGCACGGGGAGGTTCTGAGGGCCTACGCTTGTGTAGAAATATGAGTTTGTGCGAGAGAATCGCCCCTCTAGGCGCATATTCGTCAGCACACGCAGCGAATCGGATATATTCACGCCACCGTTGATGTCTACGTAAAGGCCTTTCATCTCGTATTCAGGTGCTCCAGTGGCGCGCATACCGATGTGCAACGCACCCTGAGGATCCATGCGAATAACCCCGTTGGGGGCTTTTTGGTCTGCATCCAAGGGCCGCATCTCAATCACCGACGCCATAGACCCCGTGACACCCCGCGCCGGGGTACTATAAGCGGTCAGGCCCGCTTTATTACGGGCCGCAGTAGAGAAAGTGCCGACGAAATGATTCTCTGTGCCTGAGGCGTCAATCTTCACGGTCTGCTCCCCGGCTGCGTTGAAAGCCGCGATACCTTCACTGCTTATTTTCACGCCGCGGCGGGCCGCACGGTCAGTCTGCAGAGCACCAGAGGTTATCATCTTCGCTGCAATATCGTCCACACGCACACGCTGCGCTATCAGCTCAGGCGTCACAATACCCTCAATCACGGTAGCCCGCTGTAAAATCGCGTCTTCTGTCACCACGAGCCTCTTCACCTCAGCAGACATAGCCCGCACCACCTGCGCCGCAAGCTGCTCCGTCACATTCAGCTGACGCGCATCAATCGTGCCAGGCACAATAAGCGACCGCCCGTCAAATACCGGGCCTGCTACGGCTTTATTCTTGATGCCTGCTACCGCAGCGTCAGTGATTTTTTCGGGTGTGGTGGCTGCTTCTACAGCCTTGATGCGCTCCTCTGACTGGGTGAGAGCTTCTTCTGCCTTACTGAGGGTGCCGCGCGCTGATTCTACGACTTTCGCGGCTTCGCTGATGCGTGTGTCGAAATCGCCGATAGTGTCCCCATCCCAGCGGTGAACACGACCGGAATTATCGGTGTACATGGTTGCTTCATTCGGGCCGGCGACTTTCACCCCGTGCGGTGTGGAGGCCGGGGTGCGTAGCCGCTGCACCAGCTCACGGAGAGTGTCAGCCGGGCGGGTGGGCCGCTGATCCTCATAAGCTACCACTGTGCCTCCTGAAAATCTATCGTCACCTCAGGGTCAAGTGAGCCGCTCATTTTGATAATCCGCATTGGGCGTGTCCCATTCGGGATACTCACCCAACCCTGCGTTGTCACCGTCGCCACATCACCCACGAAAAAAGACCCCAGCGGTGTTTTCCTGCTAGACGCCGGAAATTTCAGCGTCACCTGATCCACCATCGCCTGACGTGCAGCGAGCGCACCTTCTGCTTTCTGCTGCAGCACTGCCTTGTCGGATTGGTCTGCGTCGGATAGCACGGTCTCTAGGTATGGGGCGCCTTGTGCTACGCCGGTGAGATTTTCAGCGTATGCGATTGCGGTTCCTTCGCCTTCGCCTGAGCCTGTGCACCAGACGCGGTGCACTATGTTTTTCCCGCTTGATTTGACGGTGATGTCTTCTAGCTCTCCACTGGGGGCGGTGGTGTCGAAATCGGGTGTCCAGGTTTGGGCTATGAAGGGGTATTCTTCGGTGCCGTGGACAAAGACCCATTTCACGAGTGTGCGCTGCTCATTGGCCCATGCGGGGCGGATCATAATGTCAGGCCCGTTGATTACGTTGCTTAGCTCTGTCCAGCGCTTAGCGATAAAGTTATTGGCTACGTTCCAGTGCTCATAGGTGCGCTGACGCTCGCCGGTGTCGCCTAGAGTGCCGTGGACTAGTGGGAATTGCCCGCCGGGGCGTTCCATGCCGTGCACGGCGAGCGCCCACGCGATTTCTCCTAGTGTGGTGTGGTGGTATTGGATGTTTTGCCAGATTGTGCGGTGCTCGAAATACCAGCGCACCCCGGCTGCTTTGATTTCTAGGGTGTTGAGGGTTTCCGTGCCCCAGTCGGTTACTGGCCCGGCGATGATGGGGTGCTCGATTCCGTCAGGGCCGGTGTGGGTGAGGAGTACCCCGCCTGTGGGTGGCTGCCACATGCTGGATGGGATTTTGTACAGGGAGGGCTTGTGCACAGTGGCGCTCAGCTCTTCTGTCTTGTTTAGTTCTATGTCCCAGCTGAGGGATTGCGTTTTGATTTGGGCGCCGACTTGGCCTGTGCGCCAATCGATCCAGTATGCGCGGTACCCCATTCACCCACCCCCTTTTTTCTTCTTTTCATTCTTTGGCTACGCCAACATCGATTACTGCGATTTGGTCGCCTGCAAATCCCCATTCACCGCCGCCGAAAACTTGCCAGCGATGGGTGGACATTTTGCGCTGCACCGTGTAGTGGATGCGGTGCATACCAGCCTTGACTGTTAGCACGCGCTGCGTATCCTCAGTGTTGGCGATGTTATCAATGGTTCGTTCGCGCCTGAATTTAAATTCACCGTCAATGTAAACTTTGTAGACGATGGAGCCGCGCTCAGCGTTTGGCCCGGCGCCTATTGTGGCGACCGTGGAGGATAGCAAAATGTTGATGTTGCGGTCTGTGGGTACGTAGAATTCCCCGGCACCACGGGTGAAGACGCCTTCACCGCGCGGGGTGTCTTCAAGATAGAAATTGTGGTGCAGCAGCCCGTATGACCCGCCGACAGGGCGGGAATAGACAGGGTTTCCCGTCTCAGGTGCCGCACTCGTGGATCGGGTAGAGGCGGTGATAGTGCGGTGGGACAGCATGACCGCATTAGCTGGCAGGCTCGTGCCCACAGCCACCACAGCGGCGTTATTCCCCTCCACAGGCACCGTGTTCTGCTTCACGAAAATGTATTCTTCGCGGGAGCCTGTCGCCGGGGGAGGCTGAGTGTTGAGCGTCTGCGCCTGCACAGGCACACGCACCGCACGGCCAGGCGACAAATGCACCACCACAGCACCCGGCGCGACCTTCCAGGCCATAGTAGACGTACCAGTCACCTCACACCCTGAGATGATGCCCGCCTCAGGGTACTCAGCGGCAGTAATCGCCTGAATATCATCCGGTGTCGTGCCGCTCCCCTGAGCATCATTCGGGATACCGAATCCTACAGCCACGGGCTGCCTCCTCTATATGTATGTGTCTCTAAATTCGATGTCCACCCACCCGGTGGACACTGCGGGCGCCTCAACCTCCACAGTAAAGCCAGCGCGCGGAGGCACGGAATGCCAGTCACGCCACGTCAGCTGATGTGTGAAATCCATCCCCGCAATCAGCACTTGACCGCGTGCGCAGTCAATCGTCACGGGCGACGATTGCGTTACCGCGTAGGGGTATTCAATGATTCGCCCGGCTGAGGTGAGCCGGAATCCTGAGGGCCATTCCCCGCGCACCACATATTTAGGGTGCGCGGTGGCGTTGCCTTGATGCGTGATAGCGGCTCCCTGCGGGGGTTTCGCCCCGTAGGACAGTACCCCTGTAGGTTCTGGGAAAAAAAGCGGGTATTTGAGGCCCGTGCCCGCACCAGACGGGAATATTTGGGTTGTGACAGGCTTCCCATAGAGCCAAGGCTCGGGTGCCACGAGCGGCACCTCTAGTGTGAAATCCTGCGTGGTCTCGTAGGCGTGCTTGATTTCGCCGTCTAGGCGCACCTGGCAGGACAGCTCAAGCTCACCCACTGTGACAGTGAGTGTGCCCGGCTTCCCGTCGTATAGGAGGCCGCTCACGAATCGGTCTGCCACAGCGCGGGTACGGTCGGAATCAAAATAGAAATACCCCTTGAGGGTGAGGGTGCGGCCCGTGCGGATCGCAGGGTTGAGCATCATCCCATGCCCAATCTTGCGCTGCACATCGTGGGCTTCTACCCCCACCCCACCAAACCATCCATCCAGGTCGGTAAGCCAGAATTCGGCCTCTTCTGAGTCTTCCTGCGCCGTGAGGATCATTTCGCCGTGTGCCCCGGTGAGGTGGGCGAATCGTGGCAGCATCTCAGACTCAGACATTTACGCCTCCCTGTGCTAGCTGGTAAGCGAGCGCTTCTCCTACGCGCCGCCCGAAACGGTCAGGTGACATTTCTTCCTGGCCGGTGACGTTCACTGTGAGGCCGCCGCCGGGGGTGTACCCCTGCGGGCCGTGCTTCCCCTCTGGTGAGTACACGCCGCCTGTGCCCGCGTATGCTGGCGGGTAGGGTGTTTTCGGTGAGGGCGGCGGTGCCATGAGCTTAGCCATGTTTTCCCGTACTGGGTCGCGCATTTTGCGCATACCCTGTATGTACCCCTGGCCGGTGTACACACCGAATTGACGGAAGACGCGGGACGGTGAGTGAATGCCAAGGATGTTCTTAGCTTTACCCACTGCATCATTAATTGGCCCGGTGACGGCGTTCACAATGTTTTGCGCCATTTGCTGCACGCCGTTGATGAAGCCTTGCATGAGGTTCCGTCCGTGGCCTACCATCTCGCCGACCCATCCGCTGACTGCTGAGAAGATGCGGCTACCCATGCCTGTTACGGTGCTCACGGCTTCGTTTACTTTGCCGCTGATGACGCTTACGATTTCGTGCCATTTGGACGATACCCACGAGCTAATCTGACCCAGGGCACCCGAAATGATGCTCACCATTTCGTTCCATTTGGACGATCCCCACGACCCAATCGCCGATAGCACACTGCTGATGATTGCCTGTATCTCGTGCCATTTGGCGTTCACATAGGCTGCGGCGGTCTCAAGCGCAATGCGGATCGTTTGTGTCACGTTGTCCCAGGTCTGGCCGACCCACTGGATAATTGGGGTTAGGAATGCTTGCACACCGGCTACGATGTTATTCCAGACTTGATTAATGAAATCCACTATCGGCCCCAGAATGGCCTGTGTCATTGCCACTACGTTGTTCCATACGTCCGTGACGATATTCACGAAGCCGTTCCAGGCGGTAGTCCAGAAATTCACAATCGGCGTGACAATTGCGACGATTCCCTCATAAATCAGGATGCCTACCGCGACAATGGCGATCAGTATTCCTTGGCCTACGGCGGTGACGATTTCCACGAGCTTATTCCAGCCCGTTTGAAATGCTTCCACTATGGGGGTCATGAAATTCACGACAGCCTCAGTGATTTGTGTCCAGATGGTCGTGAGGAATTCCACTATGCCTGTCCACACGTCAGTGATGACCTGTGAAACGGTAGTGAATACCGTTGTTACGGTGTCCACTATCCCTGTCCATGCGGTAGTCAGGAAATTCACTATGTTAGTGATTACCTCAGTGAGGAAATTAGCTACGCCGTTCCACACGTCCATCATAAATTGAGTGATAGCCGTCCAGATTTCTATCGTGGCCTGGGATATGGTCTCCCAGTTCGTCACCAGGAAGACCACTAGGCCCGTGATTAGTGCTATCACTGCTATCACGACAGCCGCGATTGCGGCGCCGATAGCCACGAATGGCACACCGAATGCCGCCACTAGCGCAGCTACAGCAGTCACCACAGGGGCTATAGCCGTGACGATTGATATGAGTATCGAAATTAGGGTTCCCACGACAGCGACCACGGCAATAATCGTGGCTGTTAGCTCAGGATTCTGACGTACCCAATCCGCTATAGCCTGGATAATTGGTGTAATTACAGGTGCTATTGCCTGGATCGCAGTCACAAGCGCGCCGCCCACCACAGGGATAAGCGGCTGAATCGCCTGCAGCAGTGACGTGAATACTGGTGCTGCTGCTTTCAGGGTCTCACCAATCACAGGCCCCAGAGTCGCAGCCATTTGCCCAAAGGTACGGGCCAGCTCACCCACCACAGGTGCCACCGACGGGATAGCCCCAGCGAGCGCTTTTACCCCATCCACGACGCCTTGCACTAGGTCTTTGAGGCCTGATGCTACGGCGGGGTCGGAGAGGGCTTCTCCGATGCCTTTTGCAAGCTCGGATACGGCGCCTGCGATTTTCACCATAGCGTTGTTGATTGTGGGTAGCAGTGAGATGAATGCGCGTCCTAGTGCTCCCAGGCCAGGGCCTAGCGCTTCGACGGCTGCGTGTGATGCTTTGAAGAAGCCCACGAGCGCGTCACGGCCTGCACCGTCTGATATGGCGGCGTTCACATTCCGCAGGGCGTCAGTGAGGGCGCCCAGGGAGGTTCCGCCCGCCTCATTCGCGGCGGATGCTACGGCGCCTAGAATGCCGACCACCTGCGTTAGTACCCCGCCTAACTCCTTGGCAACATTTATGGCGGACGATATGGCGTCTGCTGCTGCGGCTGATTCAGACCATTCACGGAATTTTTCGGCAAATCCGTTGAATGCGTCTGCTATGGCTGGGAGGTATTGGGCGCCGACAGCACCAATGTTGATGATGCCCTGTGTGAAGTTCCCCACTCCTTCGCCGCTGATGTTTACGGCGTCAGCGACGGACTGGAATAGTGAGCTGATCTGCGGTGTGGATTGCGTTACCGCTGTGGATATTGCGCGCGCCCAGTCCGTGAATTGGAATGAAATCTCTGTTAGCCCTGTCTTGAGGGTTGGCAGCAGGGTTGTCACCATTTCTCGGATTGGTGCGGCGGCGTCAGTCCAGAATGCGCCTGATACGCTTTTCTGGATGTCAGCGAATGCAGGCCCCAGGTCACCTAAATACTGTTTTGTGTCTTTGAGTGCTAGGGAGAGGGCGGTGATACCTGCACCGGCGCCTAGCATCAGGCCGGGTAGGGCTATCGCGGCGGGTGCCATTGCGACGAGCGCCGACCCTGCACTGAAAATATTGGATGTGAGGGCGCCCATGAGCGGGGTTATGGTGCCTATAGCTAGAACGGCCTTTGACACGCTCGGTGTGAGCCTGTCCATGTTCGTTACTACGTTTTTTACGCCGCTCCCCAGGTCTGACAGCACCCGCCCACCGGATAGGGTGGCGAGCGTCGCCTGAGCTGCAGCGAAGGCTCCCGCGTTCACTGTGGGCACTATGTCTACTGTGCGCATGTGCGTCAGCAGCTTTAGCCGCAGGCTTGCCAGGCCCGTATCAGCGTCGGCATTCACCGTCATGTCTTTTTTGTCGGTGAGCTTGTCCAGCTTATGCTGCGCGCGGGCCGTATCAGCATCAGCGTTGATGGTCGCCGCAGTGCTCTCGATCCTGCGCACCATGTTAGCGATGGACGCACGGAAAGCTGCTGATTGCTCCACGCCGACAGGGATTTTCGCGCCCCGCACCTGGCTTTTCAGCTGAGCCAGCATCCGGTCTAGGTCACTGCGGATACGCTCACCGTCCATAGTGGCGGGGATATTCAGGTTAGCGGCGTGCGCGGCCTGCTGAGCCTTAGCCAGCTGCGCCTTGAAATACCCCGTGTCCAGGTCGGCGTTGATGTCCACATGCGACTTGATGGAATTAAATTCCTTCTCAGCACGAGACTTAGCAGCAGCGAGCGCTGAGGTGTCCATGTCTACGCGCACTTTTGCGCTGAGGCTTTGGAGGCTGCTGCGGAGCCGGTTGAGTGCTTCACGGTCGAGTACGGGCTTTATTTGCACTTTGCCTTGTACGCTGCGTTCGACGCGCTCTAGGACGGTTTTCAGCTCTTTTTGGAGGCCCCGCGTGTCTGGGTAGACCCTTACACCGATTTTCCCTAGTGACATGCTGCGGCCCCTTTCTTATTGCTGGCTTGTGGCGGCTTCCATGAATCCGGCCAGGTCTAGGTCTTTCACGGTGGATGACCTGAATTCCTTTGTGCTCTTCTGCGTTGGGAGCTTGACTTGCTCACTGCGAGTGAGGCGCTTGCCCTTGAGTTGGGTGTTTATGCCGTTGAGAATCCCGGCCAGCAAGTACGTGTCACTGCTCCATCTGATATTTTCGTCTGACCCTAGCAGCTCCGCGCGCCATGTCGATTCCGGGTCTGTCTTTAGTCGCTCCACGAGTGAGTAGGTGCGGGCCAGCTCCCGTGAGGTGCTGAGCTCTTCCACTTTGATTCCCATCAGGAATAGCTCAGCATCCAGTGAGGGGTATTCATCGCACAGGCGGCGGAGCGCTACTATTCCCCCAGTAGCTGCTGCATCCCCAGGATCAGGTCGAATGCGCGGCCCATGCCGCCCTTACCTGAGGTGAATTCCTCGAATTCTTCTTTGTCGATTGCAAGGTTTTCAGTAGCCCATTCGATCAGGTCAGCTAACTTATCGAAATCGAGTTTTGACAGGTCAATTTCCTGCTCTGTGGCGTTTTTTACGTCGAAATCTGCGCCTAGAATCGCGGTCATGCGGCCTGTGAATCGGGCCTGCTCGGCGGCGGTGAAAGTCTTGATGGGGCGCATTAGCTCGGCGCCGGGGATGTCCTCAAATTTGATGGGCGCCTGGGTCTCTGCTGCTGCGGGTTTGGTCTTTATCGCGGTCATTTTCTTTCCGTCTCTCTAAAATCTATGGGGGTATGGGGTGCCCCGCCACAGTGTGGTTCCGTGGCGGGGCTTCTGGGGGTCTTTATGCGGGGTTGTAGTCGCGCGGCTCGAAAATCTCGTACAGTGTCAGCTCTTCGTCGGCCAGCACTGCCACAGAGATAGGAATCTCGGTGAAATTCTCTAGGTCGAACTTGGGATGACTGCCTGTCATGGTGGTGTTCGGGTAACCGATTGCGGCGATGGACGCACCATCTTCCATGACAATCATCACCATGCCCTTACGCTCCACAACTTTGTCCTTGACTTGATAGGACAGAGATTCCTCTTTGTAGGCGCCGGATGCGAAAGCGACCTCAAAGGTCTCTTTACCGATGTGGACACTGTTAATAGTGCCTGTAATCTTCGTGTCAGAACGGACGGCGCGGGCCTTCTTCTTGCCCCAAGTCCTTTTATATTCAATTTCTCCACCCTCGGCTTCGAACTCCACAATGTTCTCGCCGGATGTGTCGCCAAGAAAAGTCCAGCCCTGCCACGTCTTAGCGTCGGCCATTTTGAATTTCGTGAAATTCGGGTACGGGGTCTTATGGGGCGCATAAAATACATACCCCAGACCCGCGATGTGCAGCTTTGTGCCATTCAAATCTAGTGCCACAAGCAGCCTCCAATCTATGGGTTATTGCGGCGCGCAACCATCGACGCCACCGCCGTGTACTGAAAAATCGTTGCCCCCGCCACCTGTGCAGAGGTAATACTCATTGGCTCCTGAGTCAGACGCACCCGCGTCAGCCACCCCTCACGCCCTGACCCCGGCACCTGATCCACAGAATCAAGAAGCGCACCCACCGCCGCATCACACACATCACGCGCACGCACACGAGAGACGGCGAGCGCAGTTAGCGTAACGTCAGCGACGGTGCCGTGCCCGGCGCGGGGCGCGTTCCGTACTGGGGCGGGTGAGCTTATCTCGTAGATGACTACGGGCAGCTTTTCGGGATTGAGAGTGTCTGTGAGGGCGGCGGGGTTTACGCGGGTGGGTGTGAGCTTTTCGGATAGCGCGGCGTGGACGATTGCCTGCACGTCTATAGTGGTGGACAAGTACGCTCACCCGCCTATCTGTATTTAGCCGCTGTCTTACCGAATGTATGGTGCCCTGGCACAAATTTCCCTGACGGGGTGATGTGCCCTAGCTCGATTGCGGCGGCGTCTGGATCGTCTGATGTGATTAGCTGGTCGTGCACGCCCTGCTGTGTTGTCACCCGGTGCCTTTTTATGGAGCGCTTGAAATCCCCGGTTTTCTGTGGGGCGAGCGCCCGCGCTGTGGCTGCGACTTCCTGAGCTGCAGCCGTAAATTCAGGGTCTTTGGATGCGATACGGGCCAGCATTAGTTCGGCGTTGCGGTTTATTTCTGCCATTATTTCGCCTCGCTGTCGTATGCTGCGGCGTAGATTTTGATGTGCCCGGTTGTGCCTGACATTCGGGATCGTAGTGCTTCGCCACGCTGCTCGTATGCTTTGCCGTCGATGATGATTTGGGAGTAGGGGCCGCCGGGCCAGGGTGCGCCACCGTGCTCATTAGGCCAGTATTTGACCCTGTACACGGTGGCTGCCCCGGCCCCGGCCAGCAGCTCCGTTTCTTCTGCGGATGCGGGCTGCACGTTACATTGCACCTGCACCGCTTCTGGGGACAGCTCGCTCACGGTCTCACCGTATTTGTCAGTTGTCTTTACCCGTGTCCTGACTTGCACCGTGTGGAGGCCCCTGCGGATAGCTGACATTATTCCCCCTGCGGGTAGTATGTGCAGGCCATATCGTGACCTTTACCGAATTTCCGCTGAAAATCCAGGTCAGGGCGCTTGCCTGCACGGTGTGCCAGGTAGCCGTCCATAGCTGGGGCGACGGACTCGAAGCCGCCGACCCCCAGCTTTTCCCATTCCGCAGGCAGGATGTCCAGCAACCCTGAGGCAACCATGAAATTCAGTCTGTAGCTGTACCCGTCTTCTGATTCGGACGAGTAGATGCCTGAATTATCGGCGCGCAGCACGCGGGCGACGGATTCAGCCTCTATAGCAGCGACGGTATCAAGAAATACGCGGTCTGCTAGGCGGGCATCCAGGTCTCGGATACGCACCCGTATCATGGTCTCGACACGATGCAGCAGAGCATCCAAGTACTTACCTTCGTCGCCCCGCAGGGCGCGGCGGAGGCTGATTTTCACGTCTTCCACTGATGCGACTGCCACGGCACTTACTCCTCTTCGCTATCTTTCTTCGCTGCTGCGGTCTTTTTAGCGCGGGTTTTAGCAGGGGCGGGCTTGGCGTCAGTGTGCGGCTCCCACGGGCCGGTCGGCTCTTCCTCACTGGTGATTACCGTCCCGAATACGATATGCCTATACTTCGCCTCAGCCATGCTCTTATACCTTATCGTCGTAGGCTACGAAGGCCTTAGCGTCAGTGAATCCCCACCCGAATTGAGCCTCTACAACAAAGGCTTCCATATTCTGCTGGAAGAGGTGCACGGTGGTGCCGCCGTCCTGGATGGTCGCCTGATCCGACCGGCGAATAGTGATATTCTGCACGAATCCGTAGCGGAGAGTGCTCCAATCGCCCGCGAAAGCGCGTACCTTAGTATCCTCAGCGGCGCCGACCTTGCCAGAGACTACGCGGCTAAATCCGACAGGCGCGCCAAGTAGCGAGCCGATGTTCTTTGTGATGTCGAATCCGTCAGCGTAGATAGCGCGGCCAAGGGTATCAGTCTGGCCTAGCACCCGCGACTTCATGGACTTGTCAGCAGCGAATCCGGACACATCAAAGTCGAAGCCGTCAGCGAGATTCACCAGGTCAGTACCGGCCAGCAGGTCAGCGGAAATACCGCCGTTTTCCTTTGTCGCCGTCCCCAGCTCCACGCGGTTAGTGGTCTGGTTTACGTATTCCTGGCCTGAGATAGTGTTACCGGTCATAGCGTCCTTGCCGTGCAGAACTGCAAGGTCGAATGCGCGGGTAATCGCGGCGGCGGCCTGTTCCTCCATCAGTTTCAGGTAGCCGACGGAATCAGCCTGGCGGGCCTCCATGTCCCAGTACATCAGGGCTGCTACCTTGATGGGAGTAATTACTTTACTCCGCACTTCCATGTTTGTTACGGGCTTGAGCTGGCCCGCGCCGACCACACCAGCCTGCGGCTGCGTAGTCTGGAAAGCGATAGCCTTGCCAGTGATAGGCATAGGTGTCTTCTGTGCGAGCTGCTGCACGACAGACTTCTCACTCACACGGCCAATGATGTTATCCACCATCGGCTTAGGCAGCACGCCGCTTGTTTCAAGCGACTTAAGGGTTGTTGCGCTCATAAGTGCGCTCCTTTCATCAAATTATTACTGTTTAGTCCCAAAAATCTGTTCCGCATATGCCTGATATGGGTCTTTGGACACTTTCGCCCGCTGCGACGGATCGACAGGAAGCCGCGGCTGCTTCTTCTCACCGCTCTGCGCGGCGGGAATCTTAGAGGCCAGGAAATCCACAGCCGCAGCAATCTCTTCCGCATCACCCCCAGGGATAAAGGGAATGAAATCTAGCGGAAGCCCGGCGGCAGCGAGCGCCTTGGCTTTCGCTAGCTCTGCTTTTGCGTTTGCTAGCTCGGTTGCCAGGTCTGCAGATGTCTTTTTCTCAGCTTTAGCCGCATCTGCGGGCTTATCCTCTGCCTTTGGCTCAGCAGGGGAGGTATCAGCCTCAGCCTTAGCGGAGTCAGCGGTCTTTTCCTCAGTCTTATCCGCATCTGCGGGCTTATCCTCTGCCTTTGGCTCAGTCTTGGCTGCTTTGAGGGCTTTGTTTTCGTCTCGGAGGGCTGCAATGAGCTTTTTAGCGCGCTCAGCGTCGAATTCCTCTCCGTTTTTCTCCCAGGGGGCCTGCTCGGCGGTGTTTTCCTCGGTCTCTTCTGGCTTTTCTGCTTCCTGGCCGGTCTTATTCATGCTTTTTCCTTCCTCTGTGCTGCTGCGCGCTCTTTATCGGCGTCAGCTAGGGCTTTTTCCACGGCTTTTTTATGTCTACGTGCTAGTGGGGTGCTCGTGTCGTATTGCTTCGCTTCGGCTCGCTTGTCTGTGATGTCCAGGCGACCGCCTTTAGCGCGCATTTCCTCTAGGTACTCTTCTAGGATTCCTGCCTCTGACTTGCCCCGGTACTTCTCAGGGTGCTTTTTGGCGTCCTTATCGGTCTCCCGCCGCACCTTGTCATAGAATTCACGGAGCTTTGCGGCTTCTTTTTGGCCTACCCAATTGTCAGGCTCCCACACGGGCACTACCGCGCAGTCGCACCCATCGTGAAATTTCCGCTGGGACACCTCACGGTACGCTTCACGGCGAGCGCGGGTCTTTGCGGCCTCGAATTTTTGGCCTTGCTTACCGGTTTTGACTTGGCGGCGCCCGCCCCGGTATTTCGCGGCGAGCGCTGAGGAGTACACGGCGCCTCGTGAGGCTAGCATGATGCAGAATCCGCAGTTGAATTCGCCGGTGAGCACGCGTGCCCACCCTACGGGCCGTACCCTGGGGGCGGGGGTGTATGCCCCTTCGTCGCCGTCTTCACCGTCTTGCGCGGCGGCGGCTATTTCTTCGTCGGCGCGGCGTTCCAGATCGTCTAGCGCCTCGAAGCCTTCTAGGGTGACTGTCTCACTCTCTAGGTTTTCTTTCTCTGCATCAGAGACGTAATTCTCTATCTCTGGGTCTAGGACGGCTTTTTGGACTTGGCGGCGGGCTGCTGAGGTGATGTGCCTGTCCATTGCCCGCAGCAGCGTCTCGTCGCTGCTGGCCTGGTAGTCCCGCAGGAGCTTCCGCACGGCACGCTGACTGTAGGCGTCTGGGGGTGGCAGGTAGGCTTGTGCCCCGTGCTGCGCGGCGCCGTCTATGAGCATCTGGTTACCGACCTGCACAGCGTCTAGCCGGGCCGCCTGTATGAGCTTCCATATCTGCGGCACGGCTTTATCGGTCGATTTGCTGTCTGTGCGGTCTATTGATTTCAGTAGCGGCAGGATTTCCTTGCGGAATCGGCGGGTGATGCGGTCGAGCAGCCGCAGGTATACGCCTATCGGGTGCATATGTTACCCCCCTACTGTGCTTGCTTCCCTGTGGTCGGTGTGCCGCTCACGTGCCATTTGCTCAGGCGACAGCCCCAGGTATTCACGGGCTGTTTCTTCCGTGATGATGCCCTGAGCGTGTGCCTGCAGCATGAGCGCGTTCCGTGATGATACGGATGCTACTGCGGGGTCGCGCCACCGTGCCTCTAGAGTCTCTAGCCCGTCCACCTCTACACCGGCGAGCGCTAGCACCATTCGTGCGATGTCTTCCACCGCGTCACCGAAAATGTGCTGCTTCATCTCTGCACGGGTGATTAGCCGGTCTTTTGCTGAGCGCATTGCCTCTGCTGAGGCGGGGTTAGAGTCGGCGGAGATTCCCATCATGAACGGCGGAATTCCGGTCAAGGCGGATACTTGCTGCGCATATACCTTGAAGCTGTTGATGATCTGGTTCAGGTCTGATCCGGGTATCGACCCTGCTGTGGAGCCTTTCGGCCCCACAATATAATGCCCAAGATATGCTTCTACGCGGCTTTTCTGTGATCCGTCAGCGTTTTTAAATTGGCTTTTCACATCATCGCCGAATAGGTACCGCACGGGCATTGCCAGAAGCTCTTGCGCAACTTGTAGGTTAGTGAGTGAGCGTGAGGCGGCGTCGCAGAGGGTGGCGATGTCTTCTATCTCTGACTGGCCTTCCTCACCGATTCGCTTGCGGTTCACGAGCGGCACGACGGGCACACGATCATACCCTGTCTCAGCTTCCTCTATGAGTACTTCCTGGCTTCCTTCGACCTCGTACCATGCGGTATACCCAGGCTTATAAATAGCTTTGAATGTGCTGCTGCCTTTACGGTACCGGCGCACGGCCTGAATGATGCGGCCCTGATAGTCTTCCTTGATGCTGAATTCGTCGCCTTTGTGGACGCTCAGCAGGGGGATGTTACTGTCTTCACGTCCCCCGGCTACGACGAAAGCAGCACCCTGTATGAGGGCTTCTGTCAGCCCCAGAGTCAGCAGCGTGTCAAAATTATTGGCCTGCAGAATCCGGTTGAGGTCTTCTGGTGGCGGGCCGTCTGCGAGCTTGAATCCTTCGAGTACGAGCGATTCCACGAGTACGTCAATGGAGAGCTTGGGCCAGCGCACGGGCATTTCCAGTACGCGCATCTGCGGGGGGAGAGAGACGCCTAGCGCGTCTACACGCTTGTCGCCGCCGTAGTAGCTTTCCCACTTTTGGGACTGGCTCACCAGATTAGCCAATCGTCCTCACTCCCTTCTCGCTCTTTCTCCACCAGCCCCCAGTAGGCTAGTGTGCACGCCACTAGGGGCGATATGTCTTCTGACCGGTCTTCTCTTGTCCAATACCACAGGTCGGCGTTGCCTTTTGAGCGGCGGCACGCCTGCACTGCTGAGTCCAGCTCGTCTTGCCCGGTGTGCCGCACTTTCTGGCTCACCAGCGCCTCGTAGAATGAGCCGCAAGACTGCATGTATGTGCGGTTGTCCAGGCCAAGCGCGGCCCGGTTGAGCCGTGATTTCGCGCTGATTATCTCTGCGGTCTGGGATGCGCCCGCGTAGACGATGTTCACGGGCTGCCATTTCTCACGCAGCTCTTCCAGGCGGGCATTTACCCACTCGGTGCCTATGCGCCGGTCGATGACCTCAATATGCACTTGCCCGTCTTCACGCCATGACGCGGCGGATATTGTGGACACATCGCGTAGCGGGGTTACGTCCACACCAAAAGCGACTTTCGGGCCGGGTAGCGACGATTCGTCCAGCGAGTCAGCCCACACCTGAGCATTGATAGCTGATATGCCGCCGATTTTCGCCCAAATCCCTAGCCGCTCACGCTTAAAATGCTCGTCAGACATGGAGCGTCTCTCGCTGTCCACATATTCACCGCTGATGCGGTGCCCCAGCGCCGGGTTAGCCATTGCCCACATCTGCGGGTCAGCCGGATCAGCATCATCTGGGGTACTCCACTCATAGAAAGCAAGCCGCTTTTCGTCGGCGGGGTCTAGTGCACGGCTGCGTATCTTCTCTAGCACCTTCGATTCAGGCATACCAGCAGATGACGTGTACCAAATCTGGGGGCTGGCGTGCATTGACTTTGACGCTAGTGTAGGCAGCATCGCAGCCTGCACGGCCTCTGGCAAGTCGTAAGCCTCGTCAAAGACCACCAAATCAGCGGTGAAGCCACGGGCCGACCCACGCGAGCGTGCCTTGAAAAGGATACGATTCCCGTTCTTTGCACGCAGCAGCATACCGCTGTTTCCGGTGCGGATACCTGACATTTTCCCTTGCGGATCGCCCTTGTACCCCTGCATATATTCGGCAAGCTCGCTATTCCTGATTAGCGATTCGAGACGCTGCATGTGCTCCACCGCTGTAGAGAATAAGTGTGCTGAGTGTATGACTAGCTTCTCACCAAACAAGAACATTGCGGCCAGCTCACGGGCCTCTAGGATGCTGCCTTTTCCGTTTTGGCGGGGCACGATTAGCCCCACTTCGGTAGCGACCCACTGTCCGTCTAGCCGCTCGCCTAGCGACCCGCGTAGCACATGCTCCTGCCAGGGGTCTAGGATCAGCCCGGCGGCGGCGGCCAGGTCGATAGCATCATCACCTGCAGAGGTGAAATAGGTTGGGGTTACGTCAATGCGCGGGGTCTGGTGCCCCATCAGGGTTTGCTCACTCAATGCGGCATCCCCCTTTACGAGCCTCTGACGGGACTCGAACCCGTAACTCTCTGCTTACAAGGCGGATGCTCTTCCAATTGAGCTACAGAGGCAAACTTTTTTACTCTTCGCTTTCTTCTTCGCCGGTGCTGGGCCGCTGAGCGGCGAGCATACGCTCTTGGCGGCGTGCGGCCAGCTTCTCTAGCATTGACTCTCCCTCTGGCTTCTGTGCAGCGGTGAGCTGCGTTATCTCCTCTATGCATTCCTGCTCAGCCTTCGCAAGCGGCGCAACGTCACGCGGGTTAGCGACCACCAGGGCCGCACGGATGCGAGCGCGGCGCCACCTCGCAGACTCTAGAGGGTCTTCAAAGGTGGGTACTTCTATTTCCTTTACGTGCCCGTATGCGACGAGTTGGGAGACGATCTCATATCCGTCGCGGGCGCGGGGCTTTATTTTTACCTGCTCGGCGACCTGCGGCTGCTCGGCGGGTTGCTCGTGGATTTTCCGCTTTTCCTCGGCGGCGCGTGCCCGGCGGTTCGCATTGTATTCGCGGGCTGCTTTCGCGCATTCCTCACATGGTGGCTCTTTCGCTCTCAGGTGCCTTTTGTATGCGCCCCAGGTGCCGCACTCTGCCAGCTTGCGGGCCATGTCAGCACCTCCAAAAATGGCAAAAGCCCTCCGCCGGGAAACCCTATAGGGCCTCTGGGGAGGGATACGACTATGACCGTAGGGGGTCAGGTGGGGTGTGGGGAGGGGTAACCCCCTGGGTATGCAATGGGAATCAATGTTTAGGAATCACCAGGCAATGGATGTGCGGGGGGGATTTATCTGCGATTTTAGCCTGCGTTTACCGCGTGCGCTGTTGCATTTACGATGTGCTTGCAAGATTGTTCCGTGAAGATTCCCGCCCGTGCCGATTGCGTCGATGTGGTCTGCGGTGAAGCTCATGGGGTGCGTGTAAGGTAGCGATAGGTCTATGGGTTGGCCGCATAAATGGCAGGGCGCCCCGGTCTTCTCGACGTGTTCTCTTAGCTGCTGGGTGGCGGCGCGGTAGTAATGGTTGTTGTATTTGGTTTTCGTTGGTGCCATACTCCGCGCGCCACCTTTCTTTCATCAGATACGCCAAAGGCGCCGGGCGGAAATGAAATGGAAAAAGACCCAGCGCCTTCCTGAAAGGCAGTTCAGCTCTGAGGGTTTTCTCCCCCTCATGAGCCTACTCACTCTGTGCATGGCTGAGGTATTCCGGGCACACTCCTAGTGAGCACACTCAGCATACACCCACACTGGGGCTTTTAGCAAGCCGGGGCAACGCTTGCTGCGTCCAGTGGGGCCGGGTCGGTAGAGTCTGCCAGCTCCCATATCTCGTGACGCCGCCACACCGCGCCGCAGTATTTGCATTCGATGCGGTCTATACGCTCGCTGTCTTTATCCCACACAGCCTGCATTGTCTGCTTCTTCACCGCGAGGCCGTCAAAGTCAGCGACTACGTAATAGTAGTAGCCGCATGATGCGCAGCACTTATCTACAGGGGTACGGCGCACAGGGTGCAGCAGATCATCAATCATCTCAACCCACCCACGCGCAGACTCAGCCAGCTGCGACGCCATTTCAAAAGACAGCTGATAGACGCTATCCCTGATAGCACACACCACCACATAGGGCCGCAAAATCGCGGGCGCAGGCAGAGCCATAATATTCATCCACCCCTGCGCCTGCTGCATGATCTGATTCTGCACGTCCAGCGCGTCTACAGACAACGGTGCCGCTGCAGCAGCACCGCGCCCGCCCCCACCTGACTCACCAGACGGGCGCACCGCATCCTCCAACTGGAAAAGCAGCGCGTGCTCAATCTTATTCTTCTCTTCCTCCACCGCAGCCGGGTGAGTCCTGCCAATCGTCAGAATCTCCAAAGAATGCCGCAGCGATTGACGCACCGCAGCCTCAGCCAGCATACGCGCACGCTCCTCCATCTCCTCCGCCTCAAATTCAGCAAAGAAATCCTTCATCACTCCATCTCCTTCTTTTTCTTTTCCACATTGCCCTGCAACTCACGCATCACAGACCCATCCAGCCAATCAGCCGGACGCCACACACGCGCATCCACACCACACGCTGCCAGGCCCTCAAGCCACGACACCTGCGCATCAGATACACGACCCCGCGCAGTCTTCAACTCACGATAGATCACACGACCCTGCCGACGATTCATCAGCACCAAATCAGGAAAACCCGCAGGCGACCGGCGGCTATCGTGAGTGTGGTAATACTCCCACCCCAGACGCCGCGCCAACTGAATAACCATCGACTGGAACTCAGACTCAGACCACGAATCAGCAGACCTAGCCCTAAAAGATTTAGAATCCACTCACCCTCCTCTCCTCCGTCTACTCCTATGCCCCCTCCTAGATTTACGACGCACAGGCACAGCAATAGAAGCAACAGTATCTCTATTAATAAATCGCTGACCGTCCCGACCCGACCCGGCATATCCCAATCCGTCGGAGTCAGATTCGGAGTGATTGGGAGTCTCAGAATGTGGGCACGGTCTGGCAGCGCCCACAGGAGTCGAGGCCGTCACCTCACCCTGTGGCGCGCTTACCGTCCCGACCCGACCCGGCATATCCCAATCCGTCGGAGTCAGATTCGGAGTGATTGGGAGTCTCACATTATGAAACGCACCCGTGGCAGGGAGCGAGCTACACGCAGACG